AGCTTTAGAAAATATTGAAGACGTATTTATTAAACACCAATTATGAATTTAGAATTAAAACTTTTTAAACTTCAGGAAAACGTGCGATATTTCCAATGGTTGTTTGAAAGAAGCAACGGAACAGATGCACGTAAAAAAATGGAAATGTTAAGTTCGGCAAAAGAAAATTTAAAGAACTTTAAAAAGAAGCATTATCCTGAAATGTTAGTTCAACCAAAAAACCCGTTCCCACCGATACCATTTACACCAATGTCGGATTGGACAGAAAAATTTGAAGAATACGAATTTTAAAAACCAAAAATAAACCTATGAACATTTACAAAATTCAGGCAGAATTAAAAGCGCCAAAGGGTCAATTAAACAAGTTCGGCAATTATCGTTACCGAAGCGCCGAAGATATTATTGAAGCGGTTAAGCCAATATTGGCAAAAGAAAAAACTTGCTTAATAATTAGTGACGAAATTGTGCAAGTTGGCGACAGAATTTATGTCAAAGCAACTGCGACATTGTTAACAGACGAAGACAATTCAATTAGCGCACACGGTTGGGCGCGTGAAGAAGAAGTAAAGAAAGGAATGGACGCCGCACAAATAACCGGGTCAGCTTCTTCGTATGCGCGTAAATACGCATTAAACGGATTGTTTGCGATTGACGATACCAAAGACGCAGATGCAACCAACGAACACAAAGACGAAGTTGGTGACGATAAACGTTTATATTTGCAGACCTTATTGGAAAACACGCCGTTTACAGAAGACAAAAAGAATAAAATGGCAATAAAGATTGAATCTTTTACCAAAGAAGAAGATTACAACAAAGCCTTTAAGGTATTACAAGCAAACCAATTAGATATACCAAACCAATAATAATGCGCGAATATACAATTGAAGAATTAACGAATAAGGCGGAAAAAATGTTGGATTTTTTACAGAAGCCATTGCCAAAAAATGATTCGGCGGATTATCACGACGCTTTGATTAAACGATTGGACACGTTAAACGTGGCAATGACTCAATCAGGCGAATATAGAACCGCCGCAGAATATAAAATTGAATGCGTTATTGATATGGAAATTGGCGATAAAATCCACGAAATTATGGAAGGCAAATTGGCAACGTCAACTGTAAATATGTGGGTTAAAAGCAAGGCGCGTGAATGGTCACGTTTAAAAAACGCTTTTGACAGAATAAACGCTTCTTCAGTTCACCAAATAGACGCAATTCGTTCAATTTTAAGTTGGGAAAAAGCTAAAATAAACCTATAATATGAAACAAGAAACTTATCAGGATTTAGAAAACGGTATGCAAAAATTGTTACCAATGGAACGTCAAATGTTATTAGCTGAAGTTTACCATTATTGTTGGTATTCACCTGAAGCCTACGAAGAATTAAGAATATTTTTAAACAAGTGGGAAAAGGAATGTAATTTTAAAGCAGTATTTTTTAAACCGGAATCAGAAGATTCCACAAACCAAATATAAAATGTCAGAAGTAAAAAAAGAAAATTGGGGTGCTTGGAAGCGCCAAACGGCTAAAGGTGAAGTAATTAATTTTGCAATCAATGGTAAAAAGTATTCAATGTGGGTTAATTCCTACAAAACAGACCCAAAACACCCGGATTTCAAAATATATGAAGATACTTACGTTGCGCAAACAGATGCCAACAATGCGCCTGTAAAGCCACAAAACAACCAACCAATTTATAACGACGATTTAGAATTTTAATTTATGCAACAATTACAAAGCGAAATGATTCACTTTTATAAAATGCACAGGCAAAGTTTAAGGGCGCTGCATAATATAATGAAGGAAAACAACCTTATAAAACAGGACGAAGTTATTATTGACCCTGAAATTTCAAGTGAAGCGCGAAAAATTGCTTTATTAGTTGAAGAAATTTTTGATACAAATATGTCAATTAAAAGCAGAACCAAAAATATTGTTGACGCAAGGAAGGCGGCTGCGTATTTAATACGTAAGCACACCAAACTTTCATTAAGCGAAATACGACAATTTATTGGGGTTGGCGACCATACGACGGTTATGTATAACATAAATTCAGCAAAGGATTTAATTGAAACGGCGGATTGGTTCAGAAATAAAATTGCATTCCTTGAAAAAAGAATTGAAAAAAGCATTATATTTGCAGACAGGAATTAAATAAACGCGTTATGGTACAACGCAATTAGGAATATATTGGGTCAAAGGATTTTCGGGAAGTACCATTTCCCGGCGTCCCGCGACCCTTTTTTTATATGAAATATTTTTTGCACGATAGCAACGCGTTTGAAGATGAAAAGGTTGCTTTGCTTTTTATGAAATACGGATATGAGGGTTTGGGATTGTTTTATACTATCCTTGAAAAATTAGCTAAACAGGAAAAACCTGTTAATACTGACGTGCTAAAAATGCAATTAAAGGTTGGCAAAAAGCTTGATAAATGTTGGAACTTTATGGAAAGTATTGACATAATTTCATCAAACAATGGTGAAACTTTCAACAAACAATTGCTAAACTTTAGTGAAAAGTACAAGATAAAAAAAGAAAAAAACCTTAAAAGAATTTCACAATGGCGTGAAAATCAAGACATTGCGGAAAATGTAACGCATTACAAAAGTGTTCGTAACGACCATAAAGAAAAGAAAAGTAAAGTAAAAGAAAGTAAAGTAAATAGTATTATAACTGTTCAACCTACGGTTGACCCACAAACAAATTTTTTAATTTTAATTGAACCGTACAAAAATACCTTGTCCGAATCTTACGAAGAATTTATTGCCTATTGGTGCGAACCGTCAAAAAGTGGTAAATTGCGTTATGAATCAGAAAAGTTTTTTGACGTAAAACGCCGCGTTAATACGTGGTTACAAAACCGAATAAAATATGGAAATACAAAAAATACTGACCCAACCGCCGCAAGTCGCAAAAGAATGGAAGGACTATCCGATTGGGTTAATAGCTAAAGAAGATTTACCAATTGTTGAAGCTTTTAACGGCGAAAAATTAGCAGTTGTTGACGTGCATAATTTGAAAAGCACATTGGCATATATTTTCACTTTAATTGGTTTAACAAGGTTGCCGGACAAAATGGAATTGGATATTATTGAAGACTATATTCGTACAACTTATCCGCATTTTACAATAAATGAATTCAGGATTGCGTTTAAAATGGCGGTACAGGGTCGTTTTGAATGTAATACAGACCATTTTGAAAAGTTTTCACCTAAATACATATCCCAAATAATGAATGCCTATAAAGCCAAAGCAAACGAAGTTCGTAAAAATATCCCGCCGCCACCTGAACCGCCTGTTCCGCAATTGACAGACGACGAAATTGTTGAATTTACAAAGAACGATTGGTTAAATGGTAAACGTCAGGACTTTAACAGGGTATTCAATGCCGACAAAGTATTTGCAATCCTATTAAAACAAAAGAAATTGAAGTTTACGCCTGAAGAAATTTTATACACGATTAAGGTTGTACGTGAAGACAATTTACAAAGAATGAATAAAATGCACCCTATGGACGCAAAAAAATTTAGCAAAGACATAAAAAACGAAGACTTTATTGAAACACAATGTAAAAAATTAGCTTTAGTTAAATATTTTGAAAATTTATCAAATTAAATATACGCATTACGGAACAGTTAAATATTGTTATACCGATAATTTTACCGACTTTTATGGTTGTTATACTGAAGTTAAACCGAAAATAAATAGGCTGAAATTTAAAAAAGAATTTTACGAAAAAATATGGACATATCAGCAAATGAACTTACAAAGTGGGCAAAATCAAACCTTGAATACATTGGGTACAGATTAAACAGGGTTAACAATATTCCATACGGGAAGCGTAAAGGGACGATTCAAAAAGGTTGGGCGGACTTACAAGGATACACAGAAGAAGGCGTTTATGTAGCGGTTGAAGTCAAAAAGATTGGTGACCGGTTAAGCGTGGAACAAAAAGACAGATTAAAAGATATTTACGAATGTGGTGGAATTGTGTATATTTGTACTGAAGTGGACAATAAACCAACTTTAATTGAATGGTCAAAAATGAAATTTTAGCTGAATATTGGGAATCAAAGGAAGTTAACGACGCCTTTGGTAAAATGCAACCTGAAGAATTGCAGTACGATTTGAAAGCTGAAGTTTTTTTAGTTCTTTGCGAAATGGACGAATCAAAGTTGGTTGGAATGTACCAAAGAAACGAATTAAAATTTTACATTGTGCGAATAATGTTAAATATGATTAAAAGCGACAGAAGTACATTTTATAAAAATTACAGGAATTACACAGAATTTGTTGGCAATGAAGTAAACAAGGAATTGACGCGACTAAATGAAGAACCGACGGAATTGTTTGAAAAACTTGAAAGGAATTTGGAAGACTTACATTGGTACAATAAGGAAATATTGAAACTGTATGCGATTGACTTTAAGAAGAACGCAAAAGAATTAAGCCGTAAAACCGGCATTCCTTATATGTCCATTGTCAGAACTATAAATAAAACCAAAAAATTAATGAAAACAAATATTAGAAAATGATTTTATCAATTTTAACCGCCGTCTGTGCATCACTATTTATTAACGATATACATAACATTCCCTATAAATGGAAAATCAATTTCAAGCCATTTAATTGCGGAAGTTGCTTGGCTGCGTGGATTGCACCAATACACTATTTCGCACCTGAATTAATCCAAAATATAACGTCAACAATGTTTATTGCAGGATTTTTAACACCAATTTTATCAAAATTAATTTGGAATTTATGGAAATAAAAGCAGAACACCGCGATTGGTTGGAAGCCAATATTGGGAATTATGAAAGCGCAAAGAACGGTTATATTCGCAACCTTGAATTTGCCGAACTTCAAATGTACGAACATATTTACAGGTTATATTTAGACCCTAATTTTTTATTGTCTGTTTGGTGCGGTTCGTGTAAGTACGAAATGATTATGAGGTTGTATAAATGGTATGAGCAACAACCCAAAAGTTTACCAATAGAAAACATTGTATTTGAAAATACACCTTTAGAAAATGACCAAAGATTAGGAATTGAATTAATTAAACCTGAACCGAAGAAACGCGGACGTAAACCAAAGAACAATGGCTAATAATATTATACACCCAACCGCCATAATTGGCAAAAATGTTATTTTAGGCGACAACAATTACATTGGCGCTTATTGTATTATAGGCGACCCGGCTGAACACAAAAAGCATTGGGACGAAGAAAAAGGCAAAGTTTATATTGGCAATAACAATGTTATAACAGGATTGGTTACCATTGACGCAGGGACAAAAGATATTACATTTATTGGGAATAATTGTTTTATTATGAAACACGCACATATCGGACACGATTGTTTAATTCAGGATAATGTGACAATAAGTTGCGGCGCAAAGATTGGCGGACATTCAATTGTAAAACAATATTCAAATATTGGATTAAACGCAGTATTGCATCAATTTACAACTATTGAACGCGGTTGTATGATTGGCGCAAGTGCATTCATTAAAGGCGCAACAGAAGAATTTACAAAATATGCAGGTGTACCCGCACGTAAAATTGGAATAAATGAATATAGCCGTAATATTATTAACCCAAAATAGGGCAGACCTGACAAAGCAGGTTATTGACAGGAATTTTTACAATAGTGGTCACGACGCGCATTGTTATCTTATTGACAACGGAAGTGACGAAGAACAGTTTACCCAAATACAAAAGTATTATAATTGGCATTATGCAAATTGGTCACTACATAAAAGAGGTATTGCCGCAGGGGTTAATTTCGGGTTATCAATAACACAGGAATACGACGGCGTTTGTATATTGGCAAATGACATTCTATTGCCCGAAAATTGGTTGTCAAATTGGGTTATGTTTTCAAAACGTGTGTCAAAAACAGGGATTATTGGCATACATTGCGTTGAAGAATTACCGCCATTGGTTGACGGAATACATAAAACACATACACCTTTTGGCAATAACTACTTTACAAGGGAATTAATTGACACGATTGGCGGTTATAATACAGAATATGACCCGTACGGAATGCAGGACAGGGATTACGCAGAACGCGCAACCATTGCCGGGTTTACCAATTACTATTTACCCGACTTAAAATCAGACCATATTGGACACGACGTTGGCAACGGGACAGAATACAGACGTATGAAGGACGAAAGTTTAGCACGTGCGCAGTCAGTTTGGGAAAAATACCAACCTATTTATCATAATGAAAAACAAATTAAATGCGCATTTTAGCAATTACGAGCAAAACAAGTGGGGTTGGTTATCATAGAATTATGATGCCGTTGGTAAATATGAAGAAGGATTATTGTTTAATGACCGATACAATAAGCGAAGAAACTTTTGAAGGGAATTATGACATTGTTGTTATGAATCGTATGTTGGCAAACATAACGCCCGAACAAATGTTTGAATGGCGCAAAAAATACGGGTTTAAATTAGTAGTTGACAACGACGATTTTTGGAAGCTTGAACCTTCACATATACTTTACGAACATTATGTTTTAAATAACGTTACCGAACAAATATTGGCGTGGATTCGTATTGCCGACCTTTGCACAGTTACGCACGAACGATTAGCTGAAGAAGTTTACCAATACAATCAGAATATTGAAATATTGCCAAATGCGATTCCATACGGCGAAGAACAATTTAAGGATTACAAAACAGAATCAGACCTTGTTCGTTTATTTTGGTCAGGTTCGGGAACGCACGGGAAGGATATGGAAATATTACGTAACCCAATGAAGCGAATCAATTTCCCGGTTAAAACTGTAATTGCGGGGTACAACGAAGGCGAAAAGCCAATTTGGGACGGAATGATTGCGGCATTCACTAACGGATTGAAGCTGAACCCTAAAATATACAATTACAACGAAGTAACTTCATATATGGCGGCTTATTGCGATTCAGATATTTCATTAATACCGTTAATTGATTCAAAGTTTAATTCAATGAAGTCTAATTTGAAGGTACTTGAAACGGCTGCAAAGAAGAACCCGGCAATTGTTAGCAACGTTCACCCGTACAAGGGTTTTTATCCCGCTTGTCACGTCAACAGTCAAAAAGATTGGTATTATTGGATTAAGTTGTTAACCAAAGACCCTGACGCCCGTAAAAGCTACGGGAACGCGTTGTACGAGTATTGCAATAAGAACTTCAACTTGCACGAAGTAAACAAACGCCGTTTTGCTATTTATAATAAACTAATTAGCAATGCCGGTAATTAAATGTTCAAACGGAAAATACAGAATTGGGTCAGGTGCTTGTATTTATGATACAGAAGAAAAGGCAAACAAAGTTTGGGCGGCAATATTAGCTTCAGGCGCTTACGCTGCGGATTCATACACAGATTACCCGGAAGCAGCAACAAACAACGCCAAAAGGGCGTTAAAATACGCAGAAACAAATGGTTGGGGTGAATGCGGAACACCTGTTGGCAAAGCAAGGGCAAACCAATTAGCAAACAAAGAACCAATTTCACGCGATACAATTGCACGAATGGCGTCTTTTCAGCGTCACCAACAAAATAAGGACGTACCATACGAAGAAGGTTGCGGCGGTTTAATGTGGGACGCGTGGGGTGGAACTGAAGGTATTGAATGGGCGCAAAGGAAATTAAAACAAATTGACAACCAATAATGGAATACTTTATTCAGTTTTATAATTTCAGGATTTCAATTCATTTATTGCCGCGCAACATATTGTTAGGCATAAACATTGGTGAAGCAATTGACGAAAATACACAATTCCATAATTCAGTTGCAATTGGCTTAATATTTGTCGCATTTAGTTTTACCCTATTTAATGAAAAATTATACTAAAATTTATTTGGATTATTTTGGGTACGGAATTGAAGACTTTATTCCGTGTGAAGTATGCGGGAACAAAGCGGTTGACATTCACCATATTGAAGCAAGGGGAATGGGCGGAACAAAAGAAAAGGACAGGATTGAAAATTTAATGGCGCTTTGTCGTTATTGTCACGTCGTTATGGGGGACACAAAGACACATTTGGAATATTTAAAAGATAAGCATAAAAAGGCAATAAATGGCAAAGATTAAAGGGGACAGTCAAAAGACTAATTTTGGTAAAAGAAAGTGCGGACACGCGAAAAAAAGCTTTAACAAACACAATCCACGACCAAAAGCGTACAAAGGTCAGGGAAGGTAAAACAAAGGTATTACAATGGCAAAGGAAGTGAAACAAAAACACGGTGGAACATTAAAGGTTCTTCAGAAAGGCGAAACGGCAAACCCGAACGGGCGACCGCGTAAGTATGTCAGCTTATTAAAAGAACAGGGGTACAAATTAGCTGAAATAAACGATTCAATTCAGGCGCTTATGTCAATGACACCTAAAGAATTGGAAGCGGTTACAAAGAACCCGGATGCGACTGTACTTGAAATGACAGTTGCAAAGGCAATCATTAAGTCAATGAATAATGGAAGTCTTTATTCAATGGACACTTTATTGTCACGCGTTTATGGTAAACCAAAAGAACAGGTTGACGTTCAACAGGACACGAAGATTGAAGTCGTATTTGTTGACGGCAAAACAATTTTGTAGTATCTTTATAAAAACAAACCTATGAAACACGTAATTAAAGCTTTAAAATGGGCGACACGACACGACGACGACGAATTAAGATATTTAGAATCTGAAATTGTAAAAAGAACTAACAGATTAGAAGAAGCAAAAGAAGAACTTTTAGAAATTATAAATAAAAGGGATAAATTTATTGAAGAACAAAAAGAAGTTAAACAATTTATTGCTTTACACGATACGGAAAATAAATAAATGCGCATAGAACTTCCAACACCGCACGCGAATCAAAAAAAGATATTGGACGCTGAAAGGCGTTTTATTGTCGTTATGTGCGGACGTCGTTTTGGTAAGTCTGAATTGTCGCAAATACTTATAATCAAAGAAGCATTAAATGGCGGGAATGTTGCATACATAACACCAACATACGGATTGGCGCAAGTATTTTTTGAACGCCTTACAAAAGTATTACCATTTAAAAGCAATATTTCAAAGCTGAAAATCTATTGTCCCAACGAAGGGTCAATTGAATTTTTTACAGGTGAACGATTAGACAACTTGCGCGGTCGTAAATTCCATTTGGTTATTATTGACGAAGCTGCGTTTATTGCTGACCTTGAAGACGGTTGGAATAATAGCATACGCCCGACGCTGACCGACTACGAAGGGAAGGCGGTTTTCCTTTCAACGCCACGTGGCAAAAACTTCTTTTATTCCCTGTTTATGAAAATGGGCGAAAACGATTGGCAAAGCTTTAAATTTAGCACATACGATAATCCGCATATTAACCCGCGCGAAATAGACGAAGCACGAATTCAATTACCTGAAGTTGTATTTGAACAGGAATATATGGCGAACCCGTCCGAGAATAGCGCAAACCCTTTTGGCAACGCATTCATTAAACGCTGCGTCAAACCTATTTCAGCACAACCAATTGTTTGTTATGGCATTGACCTTGCAAAGTCTGTGGATTTTACAGTTATAATTGGATTAGATAAGGACGGCAACGTGGCGTATTTTGACCGCTTTCAAATGGATTGGCATAATACCAAAGAAACAATTAAAAGGTTGCCACCTGCACCAATTGTGGTGGATTCAACAGGGGTTGGCGACCCGATATTGGAAGACTTGCTTCGTGAAGGGATAAACATTGAAGGTTTAAAGTTTACAAGTCAATCAAAGCAACAATTAATGGAAGGTTTGGCTTCAGCCATTCAACAGGGACGAATCGGATTCCCGGAAGGTGTTATTGTGGACGAATTAGACGTGTTTGAATATCAGTTTACTTCACACGGCGTAAGGTATTCAGCGCCGTCAGGATTCCACGACGATACAGTTATGGCTTTGGCTTTAGCGTGGCAAAACCACAATATCAAACGTGGGAATGGTCGTTACGCCTTCGCTTAACCGTTTATCCTTATTATTTACCGTTCATCACAATTTTAGAAAATACTTTGCAAAATGTTTGGAAGTTGTATAAAACCTGTGCTATATTTGTGGAAACAATAAAAATTACAACAATGGCAAACAGACTAAAAACACAACAAGACAAATTAAACGAACATTATGCAGCAATGCAAAAGCAATACGCCAAAGAATCTTTGGGTATGGGTTGGTTCTTCGCAATTATTACGGTAGCTTTATTATTAACCGCTTTAATTGAAAACTTATAATTATGAATCACGCAAGTTTATTTAGCGGGATTGGCGGTTTTGACCTTGCCGCAGATTGGGCGGGTTGGAATAACGTATTTCATTGCGAATGGAATCCATTTGGTCAACAAGTTTTAAATTATCATTTTCCTAATTCAATATCTTATAATGACATTACAAAAACAGATTTTACAGTTCACGCAAACAAAATTGATATTCTCACAGGCGGATTCCCTTGCCAACCATATTCAGTTGCAGGAAAAAGACTTGGGAAGTCCGACGAAAGGCATTTGTTTCCTGAAATGTTACGAGCAATTAAAGAAATCAGACCGCGTTGGGTTATTGGGGAAAATGTTCGTGGACTTGTTAGTTGGAACGACGGGTTGGTATTCGACGAAGTGTGCGCTGACTTGGAAAATGAAGGTTATGAGGTACAACCGTTTATTATTCCTGCTGCAAGCGTCAACGCGCCACATAGAAGGGAAAGAATATGGTTTATTGCCTACGCCAACTTGCAACGAATCGACAAATATGACTTTGCCGCCGTCACAAATAAAACGGAACGACAGTATTGTGAAAAGGATTTTATTGAAAAACCCGGAAGCTGGCAAGAATTTCCGATTGAATCCGAAGTACGTGGAAGAAATGATGGGCTTCCCGAAGGATTGGACGCTAAAACCTTTTCTTATTGGGAAAAAGAATCAATCAAAGCATACGGAAACGCAATAGTTCCCCAAGTTGCTTTTGAAATATTTAAAACAATCAATACATTTGAAGAACAATTAAAAAACTTATAATTATGTATATAACAACAATGCAAAAATTAATTAATCAATTAGACGCTGAAATTAGAAGAAACACATTAGGCGGAATTCAGTATTACGGATTATTAAGGGCAAAACAAATGGCAATGGAAATGCAACAGGAAGTCCGTTTTGAAATAGAAACTGCATACAACGACGCTAAAAACTATCCTGACCCAAATTGTGACGGTGGTAAATATTATTTTATGAATTATATTAGTAACGATTAAAACCTTTAATATGGCATACTCAACTTGCTGCGGCGCACACACTAATTATACGGAATACGATATTTGCCCTGAATGTCGTGACCATTGCGATTGGGAAGACGAAGAAGACATTGAAGAACGTGAAGCTGAAGAAGCTGCACAAAATCAAATTGAACAGGATAAATTAAACCGAATTTAAACTTACGCCGCTTGAAGAATTAAATATTTAAAATTAACAATAAATAGTAATTAGGGAACTTTGGGCGGCTTTTTAAAACTAACTGTATGACAAAGAATAATTATTTAATCGGTCAGGAATATTTGCTTCGCCTTGAAAACGAATGCTTAATTGAAAAGATTGCAAAGATTGAAAAGGAATTAGGGTTAAAAGAAAAGGAAATTAAAGATTTAAGAATTCAATTAAAAATGATTAATTTAGCAATGGCAGACGTTTCTTAAAACTTATACAATGATAAAAAACTTTGAAGAAATTACCTGCGAATTAACGCCGGACGAAAAAAGATTAGTGCCTGTAATTATCAGGGGTTTAAACCTGAAAAGCAAAGCAAACCCAATTAAAGGTGCGGAAATAGTCGCAGCCATTAACGGGCAAAAAGAAAGGTACGGAATTAAACAATTTTCTGAACCACGTTTGCGTAAAATCGTTAACTTTATAAGGTCAGAAGGAATATTGCCTGTTATTGGGACGTCAAACGGTTATTACATATCATACGACGCTGACGAATTAAACGGGCAAATTGAAAGCTTAACGCAACGCGCTGACGCAATTATGTCAAGTGCTAACGGATTAAAAAAATGGATTACTATTTAGAAAACGGATTTAAGGTATTTACAGAAGAATATCATTTAAAAAGGGGGTATTGCTGCAAAAATGGTTGTCGGCATTGTCCTTATCAGAAAAAAGACTTAACTTTGAATTATGAAATGG